TTCAGGAAACTGTAAGAGTACGATAAGTAAAATGTTCACATTTGGGTGGGCCCATAGGGGCCTGCTACATTATTAGGAGATAGTGATGCCACTTAAAGGAACGCCGAAACAAAAGGTTAAGGCTGAGATGAAGAAGTTTAAAGAAGGTGATCTCCATAGCGGTAGCAAGAAAGGACCAGTAGTTACTAATCCTAAACAGGCTATAGCTATTTCGCTTTCTGAAGCAGGTCTTTCAAAAAAAAAGAAGAAAAAAAAACTAAAAAAAAAGTAATAATGGTTTTTGGAGAAAGTAGGGTTAGTAAGATGTTCGCGCTTTTTGCTTTGATATATACCAAGATAAAAGACTTTATGGCCGGAAAAAAAAAATCATTAAAACAATCATCTAAAAGACTGGGCAAAGAATCATGACATGTGATCTTACTGCCGATCCAATAAAAAGAGATAGCGTGGGAAAGATATCCAGCGATCTTTCCCTAAAAACTCCCGATACACGGAGTCCAATAGAGCAGACACAAGAGAGTCTTACTGATTATGATAAGAATCTTCATGAATGCATTGAGCGTGGTAAGAAGAATATGATTGGCGACTTCTTTATAGAGGTAATTACTAAACAAGAACCTTTAATGCCAAATGTCATAAGAAACTATTTTTCTTATCGTAATTCATGCTCAACCCCGAATTACGACCAAGCCATGTATAAATATACCCTGAAAAATGACCAAATAACCTTTTTGTGGGTAATACCTTCAAGAGGTATTTGTCATTTATTGCTTGAGAATCGACTATCGGTTCCACCAGAAGAGTATGGCTTATTGGATTTTATACTAAGATTTGAAAGTGGAGATCTTTTTAGGTTATGTAAGACGTTAAACGGAGAAGAGTAATGGAAGAAGAAAAAAAATTAGAGATACCAGCTACAACAATATTTGATCAAATTGCCGAAAATCAGTCGACGGTTGTATCCCCAATTATCGAGGAATCCTCGCCTGTTGATGTAGAAAAACCAAATCAAGTTTCTGCTCCTGATGTAGAAAAAACAGAGTCTCCATCAGCTAAGCATTTTAAGGCTGTTCGTGATCTCAAGGAGCGTGCTGAACGAGAACGGGATGAAGCTATAAAACGAGCCCAAGATCTTGAAGCACGATATGCAACGCCTAGAAACGATCAGCCTTCTGAACAAGATACAGATTTTACTATTGGTAACGATGAACTTGCTGAAGGCAAACATCTTAAGGCAGTTGTCAATGAAGTTAACAAACTTAAAAGCCAACTCAAACAATACCAATCCCAATCATCGTCTTCTCTTATTGAAGCTCGTCTCAAGATGGAATACCCAGACATAGAGAAAGTAGTATCCAAAGAAAATATTGAAATATTATCTATGCAGTATCCCGATATAGCTGATACAATAAACTCATCACCTGATCTTTATAAAAAAGCCGTATCAGCATATACGTTGATAAAAAGACTTGGCATTCAGCCAGAAGATAACTATCAAGAAGATAGAGCCCGTGCTCAGGTTAATGCTGCTAAGCCCAGACCTTTAACCAGTGTGAGCCCACAACAAGGTGATAGTCCATTATCTCATGCTAATGCGTTTGCTAATGGTTTGACTGATGAGCTTAAATCGCAACTTCTCAAGGAAATGATGAACGCTCGACGATAGATATGCATAGATGTCCCGGGGTTATAAGCCTTCTCCCTCGGGGCAATATTTTATCGGCAACAGGAGAAAGATTATGAATTGGATTTCAGTAAAAGATAGACTTCCCGGAATTAATAGCTCAAAGCTTTATGTCAAAGATTCAAACAATAACCCACAAGAAGCTTATTTTATAGGGTGTAAAGATAGCTATTATTTTTGCATCGGTCAAGGTACACGACAGACATTTGAACCTAGTTTCTGGATACCGTCTTATATTTTTGAATCATTTTATAATCGAAATATTAATGAAAAAATAAAAATCGTTTCTATGTAATTGTGCTAAAACTTGTTTTTAATTTGATCTTTGTTCTATACTGTTTCGGGGCAATGCTCTCAAGAAAACAATCATAGTTCCATGAAAATAAGCTTTAGGCCCGTAACGGTCTTTGGGACTATGATTGTTTTTTATTTGATCTTTGTTTTATACTGCTTTTAGCAAAATTCAGGAGTTGCTCTCCTCAATCCTTCAGCATAATCGGGATTTGCTATCCGAAGACAATATGACAAGCTTTGTCAGCTTGAGGTATATCGTATATATATTTCAAGGAGTTAGATTATGTCTATTACGACTACATCGACTTTGCCCGCTCCCGTTCAGCAAAGTTTTTCCTACAAACTTTTGAGCGTTCCAGTTGCAAACATGATCCATAAAATACCGGCCATGCGTAAGAATATGCCACGTAACGGCGGTACGACTTTGCGTATGAGAAGGTACAATCCTTTAGCTACTGCCATGGTGCCGCTTGGCAATTCTGGAGTAACCCCGCCCGCTCAAAGTCTAACCGCTGTCGATATTGATGCTAAGATTAGTTTTTATGGTAGTTACGTACAGATCAATGAGCAGGTAACACTTCAAAACCAAGACCCCGTTCTTAATGAATGCGCTGCTCGTTTAGGTGTTTCACTTCGCCAAACAGAGGACCAGTTAACACGAGATATGTTGGCTTCTACGGCATCTTTCATTAACTGTACTGGCGGTGTCAATGGAGACAATCCAACAGAAATCACACGTTCAGACGTGGATACTGTAGTTCGATCTTTGCTTAACAACAATGCTTATACCATTATGGATAACATTGAAGGAGAGGATAAGTTCGGAACTGCGCCTGTGCGTAATGCGTATTTTGCTCTGACGTCAACTAACCTTACAGGTAACCTTGATGGAGTAGCAGGATTTATTCAAATCAATCAATATCCATCTCCTATGAATGCTCTTCGTTCAGAGTGGGGCGCTATTGGTTCTCTTCGTTTTCTTATTTCTTCTATTGGTAGTATTACCGCTAATGCGTCAATGCTTGGTGCAAACGTATACAACATCTTCTGTGTTGGTATGGAGGCATATGCATGTATTGAGCAAGATGGATATTCTGCAGCGTTTATTTATCGTCCACCAATTTACGATGGACCACTGGCGCTTAATGCTTCAGTTGGGTTTAAATTTGCGGAAGTGCCTAAACATTCTGGGCACTATAAATCTTCCCTGATTGACTTGGAAGCCGTAGCGTAAGAGCCGGTGACAGGGCGGAACCCATACGGGACCGTGAGAGACTGAGTGGAAAGACCCGCAAGGGATGCGACAGTCCGATCTCTGGAGGAAACCCAGAGAGCTTAGCAGAAATGACTAAGCCCTTCATAATGAAGGTAACAAAAAAGAGAATCACAAACGATCTGTGGGTTATCAATCTTCGCGCAACATTAGCTTAAGGAGAAATCATGGACGGAACTATAATTCAACAAGGTTCTTTTATTTCTGACGGAACCAATATAACAGTTTTCCTTAGATCCGGTGTAGATTGGATGAATGTCTATAATTATAGCAATATTGGTGGTAATACAGCTGGAGATGGAACCGAATTTTATTGGCAACGAGGCTTTGCTGCCAATGATGGTTTGGTTAAATTCCATGCTGCCGGAACTCAAGTATTGTCACAATCAACGGCTGCCGTTGGAGTTGGTGCTGGAGCTATTGGTGGATTTACATTGGTAGATTCATCTCTGCAAACAGTTGGTCCTGCTGTTGCTTTGACTGCTGGTCCAGCTGCTATTAGTACAGCAGCTCCTGCAGTAGTTACTGTTGGATCTACAGCATTGTTGAAAACAGGTGATGTTGTACGTTTTAGCAATCTTGTTGGTGCGCCCCAGATTGCTGGTATCGATTGGGAAATTACGGTTACTGGGCCAACTACATTTACTATCCCTATTCAAATAGCCGTTGCTGCAACAGCTGGTTTTTATCGTAAAATCAGCTTTCCTGCTCTTTTTTATCCTAGAAGAAGATTCATTACTACCATTATTCCAGTAGGAGCTGAGGCTCAAGTTTCTACAAGCGTAGATGATGAGTATACTGTTGGACAAGAGGTTCGATTTAATGTTTCTGCTGCATTTGGTATGACTGAGATTGATGGGCTTTCAGGAACAATAACTACTATTGTTGCTCCCAATCTATTTCGAGTAAATATTGATGTTTCGACATTTACTGCGTTTGCATTTCCTACTGCAGCAGCAGTTCCATTTACGCCTGCCGAAGTTATTCCTCTTGGTGAAGATACTGCAATAGCTCTTAATAATGGCCAAGATATCTTGGCAGATGCAACAATAAATACTGGCTATATTGGTATTATTTTAGCTGGTGGAGCAGCATCTCCAGCCGGAAGTAATGGCGATCTAATCTACTGGGTTGCTGGTAAATCATTCAACGTTTAGTTTTTTATTCTTTGGGCTCCTTACGGGGCCCTCTTTAAGGAGAAAGACATGGCAGAAGTAAAATCGATAAATGGCGTAGCTTCAGAAAAGGCACCTACAATCAGTGCGATGGAAGCAAAGAAGGAATCAGTTAGAGTTAATCTTCGTTATCAAAGAGATAAAGATCGAGAAATGGTAAAGGGCATCTTCAAATTCTATGAATGTGAAGGTGGTGGGATGAGTTTTGTATTTAGAGTGTATAAAGATGATGAAGTAGAAAGATTCGATCTTGTTGATGGACAAATTTATACCATACCTCTTGGAGTAGCTAAGCATCTCAATAAAAATGGATGGTATCCCGTTCATGCATATCAAACTAATGAAATCGGTATTCCAATCATGAAAATAGGACAGAAAGTAAGACGCTTTGGATTTCAAAGTCTAGAGTTTGTCGATATCGACGATCTTACTCCTGTTGGTGGTCCGCTTATAACTGTTCAACATATTTAGGAGACAAAATGGCTGTTTTGGATGTTTGTAAGGCCTTTAATCAGAATCCTTCATTTCAACCTGCGATGCGTGTTATTACTGCTATTACTAATGCTACAATGGCAGAAGTAACTACCATGTACGATCATCAATATTCTGATGGCCTTATCGTTCGCATTGATGTCCCTAATGCTGATGGTATGTTCCAGATCAATCAGCAAACTGGTCTCATTGTTGTAACAAGTCCAAATACCTTTTTGATCTCTATAGATACAACATTCTATGACGCATTTGTTATTCCTGAAGATGTTAATAATCCTGGACTCCCACCGCCCGGAGTCCAGGTATGTGCATTTGCTGTTCCTGTTGGCGAAAGCAATAGTAAGTTATCGCAAGCAACACGCAACGTATTACCCCTCTAACGGGAGTTATCATGCCAGATAATACATTATCTACGTTAAACAATATTATTATAAAAGTTCGAAGGCTTACACGAAGCATGTCTGAAGATCAGCTTTCTACTGATGAGATTAAAAATTACATCAATACTTTCGTTCTTTATGATTTCCCCGAACATCTTCGTCTTTCTTCTCTTCGAACTACCTTTAGTTTTTATGCCGCTCCTAACATAGATGTTTATGAAACCAATACTACCGATCCATTAAACCCACTTTTTAACTTTAAGAATCAATACATATCAGTTCATACACCTATTTATATAGCAGGTTATCAAGCTATGTTCTCTCAATCACGAGAACAGTTTTTTGCTATCTATCCCATGGTTAATAGTATCTTATCCATAGGCACCGCTGGAGATGGTATAACAACTAATTTTTCAGGAACGATTGCGAATACTCCTTTTCTACAAAACAACGTTCTTTTTTCTTCAGTTGATATTAATGGAAATGCTTTAGCGGTTATTGACCAGCCTGTAAGCTCAACGCAAGGTGTGCTGGTTAATGCCAATGATGGAAGTCTTGCTGGATTCTTACCTGCTATTAACTATGTTACTGGCGAATTCTTCTTTACCTTTCCTGTCGCTCCTGCTTCTGGGCAAGCAATTAATAGCCAGACAGTTCCCTATGTTGCATCTCAACCTCAAGCACTTCTATTCTATGATGAAAAATTTACTCTTAGACCTGTTCCTGATCAACCATATACTGTAAATATGGAAGTATACAAAAGACCTACAGAACTTCTTGATGCTGGTCAACAATCAGAACTTTCTGAATGGTGGCAATATATAGCTTATGGGGCTTCCAAGAAAGTATTTGAAGATCGTATGGATCCTGAGAGTGTTCAGACTATATTCCCCGAGTTCATGAAACAACAGAATCTTATTAATCGTCGCACTATTGTTCAACAAACCGAACAACGTACTTCCACAATTTATACTGAAAATACTGCAGGAATGTACGGTTCAGGCTGGTGGAACAGTGGCGGAAGCTTCTAAAATTACTCAATCCATTGAGTAAACTCTAAAAAGGAGAAATAATGGCGTATTCTAATGCAATTCCAGCAGCTAATGATCTACTATCTCAGTCCCAACAAGATATACAACAGAACTTTGCAGCTATTCAGACGCTTGTTGGAATAAATCATATTAACTTCGGTGCCGTTGGAGAAGGTAAGCATCTTTATCTACAACTTCCTGAGCATGCCGCTCCTGTTACGGCAGTTAACGAAGCAGGTTTTTATGCTAACGTAGGTGCTACATCTACAGTTACGGAACTGTTCTTTCGTCGAGAAAATAATGGCGCTTCCGTTCCTATGACAGAGCGTGAAACAGGAGCAACGCCTGGTTGGACATTCTTACCTTCTGGTATAATGTTACAGTTTGGAACCGCCAACGTTAATAATAATACTACTGTTACGTTAACCAGAGCTATGCCAACGACACTGCTTTTTGTAATCGTAAGCAGTAAAAGAGTTGGCAACCAAACAAACGTAGTATCACTAGAAAGCATCACAGACACTCAACACTTTGTTGCTTCGAGTAGAACGGTTAATAATAGCCCAACCTATGAAGCATCTGATATTACCTATATAGCGATAGGGATTTAACATGGCATTTGATAGGTTCCTCATAGGCCCTGTCAGCATAGGGCTTCAGACAGATTTGAAACCATTCATGGTCCCCGACGAAGCATTCACCCAGCTTAATAATGCCTATATATTCCGTGGACGTGTAAGAAAACGATTTGGTTCACGTCTTATGGGAACCGATCAAAGATTTTCTCGATTTCGTATCGCTCTTGGAACCACCAATGCGATGACTGGAAATCTTTCAGGAATGGTTCCAGGTAATATTTTTTCTATAGGACAAATGTTTTCCATTGGTACATCATTGTATACTGTGATAACAACTGGCATTACGCAGGTTATGCTGAAAACAGATGCAACTACTACAGCAACCTATAGCACAACAGATGGAGCATTTAATTTTGTGGGCGCTCCTCTTAATGCAATAGTTTATTTCTATCCTGCTGAACCAGTCATGGGCCTTACACTTTATGAGAAAGGTTCTGTTAATAATCAAACCGCTTATGGATTTGATACGCAATTCGCCTACGTTTTTGCTGGCGGGGCCTGGGAAAGAAGTGGAACAGGCGTAACTCCTATTTGGCATGGGGATAATGCAGACTTCTTTTGGGTTGCTAATTGGGAAGGTATTGCAGACAATCAAGTTTCTATGTTTGTCACTAACTTTCAGGTTCTTAATTACAACGGCGCTGTGAATGCTAATGATGACCCTTTGTGGACATTTGATGGAACTACTTGGGCCATATTTACTCCTCAGTTCTTAACAGCAGGAAACAAGGTAAAAACAGCCCGCATGGTTGTAGCCTTTAGAAATAGACTCGTCCTCCTTAACACCGTAGAACTTGATGCCGCTGGGGCTAATAACATTAACTACGTTAATCGTGCCAGATTCTCCCAGAACGGATCCCCTTTTGAGGGAGGATTACCCAACTGTGCAACTGCATGGCTTGAGCAGACGCAAGCAGGATCCCATCAGGCTGGATTTATAGATGCTACCACCGAAGAAGAGATAGTATCAGCCGAATTCATAAAAGATCGACTTATAGTCTATTTTGAACGTTCTACATGGGAACTAGCATATACTGGCAACGAAGTCCAACCGTTCATATGGCAAAAGCTTAATACAGAGCTTGGATCAGAGGCTACATTCTCTACCGTTCCTTTTGATAAAGAGATCCTTACTGTTGGAAATGTCGGCGTGCATAGTTGCAATGGATCGAACGTGAGCCGGGTAGACAATTTGATCCCGGACCAGATCTTTCAAATCCGTAATAAGAACGAAGGCGTTAAACGTGTAGCCGGCATCCGTGACTATCTTGCTGAGATGGTGTATTGGACCTTCCCTAATAGTGCCCAGGCAGATCAGCAACTCTTCCCTAATAGAGTTCTTGTCTATAACTACAAGAATGGTGCATGGGCGTTTAATGATGATTGTATTACTGCGTTTGGGTATTTTGAGCAACAAACAGGTTTAACCTGGGCCACCGCTAACTTTTCATGGGCTTCTACTAGTTCTACATGGTCTAGTGGAACGATACAAGCTAACTTCAGAAATGTAATGGCTGGTAATCAGCAAGGATTTACTTTTCTTGTTGAGCCAGACACAAACGCTAATGCCAGTGTAATGCAAATCACTGACATTACAGGGCTTGCGGGTATAGTAACACTTGTTATTAAAAACCATACATTATCGAGTAACGAGTTCATACGTATAAGTAATGCTAACGGTGTAGACATAGATGGTATTTTTCAGATAACACGCGTTGATGCAGATATCGTTACGACTATGTTTACTATGACAGGAGTATATCTTGGTGGAGGAACGGCTGCACGTGTATCACGCATAGATATAAAAACAAAACAATGGAATTTCTATCAGAATCAAGGAAAGAACGTTTACATTCAAAAGATAGATTTTAATGTTACTAAAACTACCTCAGGACAAGTTACCATAGATTATTTCCCCTCTTCAACGGCACAATCTATGTTACAAGAAGCAGCTGATACAGGAGCTGCAATGGGTAATGGTGTTCTAGCAACATCACCGTATGACCTTATACCTCTTGAAAAGCAACAGACTCAACTATGGCACCCTATATTCTTTCAGACAGATGGTGAAACAGTTCAGTTGCGTATCTTTCTTAGCGACGATCAAATGAAAGATATAACGATATCTGAGTCTGATTTTGAAATGAATGCGATGCTTATTTATGCACAGCAAATATCGAGGCTTCAATGAATTGGATTAATATTAAAAAAATACTTCCTGGAGATATAGGCTATGAAAGGTTTGATTATGATTGGGTTATAGTTGGTTATATGGATGAAGATAATAGAATGTCTTGGAAAGTAGGTCGGTATGTATCTACATCTGGATGGGAACTTATGTGTAATCATTGTCCGTCAGCATATGCATTTGATTCAGTTGGAGATTTACAAGTTAATCAAATAACTCATTGGATGCCTATTAAACAAATAGATGGAGAATGAAATGGCTACAAGAAACTATGTAGGAGCTTTTGTACCAAGTTCTAATGTGTGGGATGTATCTGAGATCTATTCAACAGAAGTTACATCACCTGCCTTTAAGGAACTTTTGGTACGTCTCTATCAAAACCTTAACTTACTATCTCTCGTTACTAATGTAAAAGACTCAGCAATGTATGTTGATAGTGAGTTTGTAACCAGTGGGCAGTATTTTACTAATCCTAATTTGAGTTCAGCTACACAACAAAACCCAGCATTGCGTGGTGTATTTCGCAAGGTGATCAACTTTGGAGCTCTTCCTAATACGGCTACTAAGTCAGTTGCACATGGCATAGCGCCAACAGAATCTTTTAGTTTTACCCGTATATATGGATGTTCAACTAATCCCTCTACAAGTTATATTCCATTGCCCTACGCATCACCAGTTTTGGCTGACAACATAGAACTTAATGCAGATGCAACCAATGTTAATGTTATAACGGGATCAGATAGAACGGCGTATACGATAACGTATATAGTTTTAGAATATATTAAGTTATGAAAAGACCGATGGGTAGTATCCATCGGCCAAAAAGAGAGGAAAGGATCCTTAAAACTTTGGTTGGGGCCAAAGGTTTATGAAAACAGTATGGCTTTTCTTTCATTCGATTGTCAACCTAAGCTATACTAAAATTATAATCATCGGCTTTATAATGAAAGGATAAGCCATGCCATTTCCACTTGCAGCATTAGGAATTACCGCAGGAGGGGCCGCATTAGGTGGACTCTCTTCATTATTCAAAAAATCCCCACGACAACAAAATATATCACGACTCACACCACAACAGCTTGGATGGCAATCACAAGCAGGTAATCTTGCTATGCAAGGATTGCAAAATCCCTATGAAGGATTTGAACCGATTGAACAGCAAGCTCGTACGCAGTTTCAAACTTCCACTGTACCTTCTATTGCTGAACGGTTCACTTCTATGGGATCTGGGGGCCAACGATCATCGGCATTTCAAGGAGCTCTCGGGCAGGCTGGTGCTGGCTTGGAGAGTAACTTAGCGGCCCTACGCTCCCAATATGGCCTCCAGAATCGTGGTCTTTCACAGAATCTTCTTGGGCAGGCATTACAACCTAATTTTGATACCGTCTATCAACAACATCAGCCAGGATTTCTAGAATCGTCTTTGGGAGGATTATCAGGTACTTTAGGTCAATATGGTGCTATGCAAGGATTGGGCATGTTTGGAAATTCTGGATCTAATCAGGCCCCAGGAAGTTTTGGTGGTCTTGGTGGACAAGCTAATCAAGCTATCTTGCAACAGATATTGCAACTTCTTCAACGACAGGGAGCAGTATAATGGCTATTTATTTTCCTAACCAAGTTCCTTCAACAGGACAGAAAGCTGGAGAAGCGTTTGCTGGAGGTATTGGAAATGCATTAAACATGCTTGCACAACAAAAAGTTGCACATGTACAACAACGTCATCATGCAACACAAATGGGGCAGGCACTAGAATCTTTGGGCATACCAGCCCAAGTAGCAATGCTTCCAGAAAGTATTCAGCAAGCTTTTATAAAGCAGCACTTAGCGGCTCCTCAGCAACAGGCTTTTGCAGAAGCTCTTAGTGGCCTTTTGGGTGGAGAACAACAAGGAGAACAATCTCAACAAGGTCAACAAATCGCTCCTCAGCTTCAGCAAGTCATGGGACAAGGGGCTCAACAAGGACAACAATTACAACAACAGCATGGAATGCAGCAAGCAAGACCATCGGGAACTAATATCCCAAAAGGGCTCAATCAACAACAAGCTATGCAATTAGCACAGGTTGGACTTAAGAAACAGGCCATTGAGCAACAAAGACAGCAATTCATGACTAAGCAGGAACTTGAACAACAAAAACGACAAGATAGAAAACAGATGCATTGGGATAAAGAAACGGCTCCTGCATATAAAGAAATAGAAGATCTTGCAAAGGCTGCTAGTGATAGTGATATGAGACTTGGACGAATGGAAGAACTCAATGAAGGCGGTGGGCTTAATAGCACAGCATTTGAATCCGTTTTAAGAACAGCAGAGGGGATATTGCCTTTTGGAATGCATTTAGATTTAACGGCTCTTCGATCAGCAGATTCACAAGAATTTAATAAATTAAGCACCGATTTTTTAAAAGATGCTAAAAAGTTTTTTGGATCGCGTGTAACAGACTCAGAAATAAAATTATTTTTAAAGACGGTTCCGCAATTATCTAATAGTCCAGAAGGACGCAGAAGAGTGATTCAGAATCTTAGATTATTTAATGAAGCCGCTAAGATTCGGGCTACGATAGCTGATAATGTTATCGAAGAAAATGGTGGCGATCGACCTTATAATTTTAAATCTCTTATTGAACGAAGAGCTAAAAAACAATTAGATGATATAGCAGAAACCTTTAGATTAGGTGTACGTAAACCTAAACGAGATATTCCTGAAGGATTTGAAGATTTTGCTAATGCTCAGTCACCCTAAGTAATTTAACGAAATAGATAGTTCCAATAATAATTAAGACCATTGGAATAGAATATGTAATGAGGCATAGAAAGCTTAATGTTAGCGCTATGCCTCCTATAAATGATAGGACTCCAGCAATCCATATAAAAGGAAAACAAAAAACAAATAACAGCGAACGTATAAAATAGTTCATAGTGTATCCAATTCTAAAAAATCACATTGACCAAATTACACAATAAAGTAATGTCATAAAAATTAAGAACAGTAAAACCTCTGTAGTACTTGGGTTTGTTTTTTGTTCCATATTATCTCCATCCTGTTTGAGACATATCTCGAATTTTATTAGGATTATCAGACAATTTTCCTGATTCTTTAATCTCATTAATTTCTTCAAGATAAAAATCTGCTAATTCTGAGTAACGATCACTATTTGGCAATTCTTGTATTGCATCTTCAAGTTGCTTTATTCTTTTTAATACTTCTTCCATCGTAAGCCCCCCCGGGTTTAACTATTTCTATAATTAAGGCTCTTTTGGCAATGGCATCCAGTGAGTTATTTCATTAAAATGCAATGCGTGCCCACTTTCATCTGCATAATGCTTGCAATCTTGTTCCCACCAACATCCTTTAGTTCCCCAAAGATCTGGAGATGTTTTACACATATAGAAATCTGAACTAAATGTAACTATTTGGTAAGGATATCCTAGCACTTCAACATTATCTTCTGGTAATTGATCAGTAGTTTTAATCCATTTCATTTGTTCGATCCGGGTTTAACTATTTATCTTCTGTCACGGTACTGCACAGTGGCGTTACACTATTAAACTCTTTATCTCTTCTTAATGCATCTCCAAAAACTGCAATAATCCATGCCCTCAATGTCATATGTCTTCTTAAGGCTGCCATTCTTACCTCATACCTAAGATCTTCTGGCAAATCTAGTGTTAACTGTTGTCTTTTTGCACGCATTTCAAACTCCCTTGTTTTGTAACTTTATAACTTACTGTACCATATCGGCTTTCCCTTGTCAATGAATTTTTCTCGCGCTATACAAGATTAGTTATAAAATTTTTCTTATTAAGGAGAAACACATGTCAGTGAGACAACAACAAAACGTTGCTTATGGGCTTTCTGAAGCTCTAATAAACGTTCCCTTGCTTCCTATTGTATCTAATAGGGTGCCAACAACCAACGACAAAGCGGCTATAGGAACGCTCTGGATAGATAAATTACAAAATCAAGCGTATGTCCTTACAAGCATTGTTAATAATCTAGCTACTTGGGAAATTATCAACCAAGGAGCGGCTGATTTTGTCAATTTCTCGGTTCAAACGGTCAATGCCAACCCAACACCTCTTATTATTTTTTCACCAGCACCTTCTTCTGGCTTTAGCTTTATGCTTAATTTTGTAGTTATGCAAAGCGATTTCTCTACTGGAGGAGGTGGTATTTACCAAGGAACAGTAAGAAGAGCTGCTGCAGGAGCTCCTGTTATTCCTGGGCAACTTGAATTAGTTTTTAATGATGATACTGGTGGAGCACTTCTTGATATGCTTCTTGTAATAGTTGGAAATGATATTGAATTACAAGTAACGGGTATAGCTGCGACAGTATTTAACTGGAAATCCTCTTTAGTTGTTGATCAGCTCCCATAACATTGAAAAGGAAACACAATGGCGATTAAGCAAGGATTTAGGACAAGTGATAACAGCATATATGTTTATCAAGAAAATACGGATACTGATAGCGTATCTGCATCGATGGGTATTGACAGTGGTGGTGATCCATCATGGACTGTAAACTTATCTACCACAGCAGGAGCTCGTCCTGGGATAGGTTTTCAGCCTATAGGAATAAATGTAGTTACAGGAGATATAACATTTACTCCTGATGGCAGTGGCTCAGTTATTGTTAATGGTCCTTTTATTGCACCTGGCATTGGATTTAACTGGAGTATCATTACTGGAACTTCAGCAACCATGGCCATAGAGCATGGCTATATAACTAATAACGCAGGACTTGTAACATTAACATTGCCAACCACCGCAGCTGTTGGATCTTCTATTGCCGTTACAGGTAAAGGAGCCGGAGGCTGGAAAATAGCTCAAAATGCCGGACAAACCATCTATTTTGGCGCTTCTACAACGACAACAGGTGCTGGCGGCTCTTTAGCCTCTACAGCGGTAAGAGACACAATAGAATTAGTGTGTGTTACCACAAATAATGATTGGAATGTTCTTAGTTCTGTTGGAAATATTACTATCGCTTAACCTTAAGGAATACAATGGCTACAAATAATTCTATAAACTCCCAAGATCCTATACAAGTTGCTCTCGGTGGAACCGGTGCAGCTACCTTAACAGCTCATGGTGTTCTTGTTGGGGAAGGAACAAGCGCTGTTACTCCTTTATCTGCGGGCACCTCGGGACAAGTATTAGTTGGATCTACAGGCGCAGACCCTGTTTTTGCTACCCTTACTTCATCAGATAGCTCTATTACTTTTACGACAGGAGCTGGTACATTAAGCCTTCAAGTTACTACACCAGTTAGTCCTTGGACTGATGTTACAGGAACGAGCGTTGCCCTAGCTGCTAATAATGCTTATATATTGGATAATGCTGGTTTGGTTACAGCAACGTTACCTGCAACTGCAGCAGTCGGTAATACATTTACCATCGTAGGAAAAGGAACTGGTGGCTGGAAAGTAGCTCAAAACGCTAGTCAGCTTATTCACTTTGGTGTTTCTACGACAACAACAGGAGCCGGTGGATCATTAGCTTCAAGCAATACCTTTGATTGTGTAAAGATTGTTTGTACGGTTACTAATACTACATTTACTGTGTATGACTGTATTGGAAATATTACTGTTGTTTAACAATAAGGATTATTATGGCCACAAACAATGCTATAAACTCTCTTAATCCTATCCAAGTTGCTCTTGGGGGAACGGGAGCAGCAACTTTAACAACTCATGGTGTTCTGCTTGGTGAAGGAACTGGGGCTATTACAGCTCTAGCGGCTGCTGCAACAGGGGCAACATTAATGGGATCTACCGGCGCAGATCCTGCTTTTACCGGATCTCCTTCTTTTAGTGGTTCAGTAACCGCAGGTACTAGTATTACGGCTAGTTCAGGCGATCTTACTATAACCTCGGGTAATATTTTATTACCAACAACAAGCTCATCTGTTGGTAACATTAAGTTTAATAATGTTGTTTATGCTCATGCATTTGGAACTAATAATATTTTCTTGGGTAATCTTGCCGGTAATTATACAACAACTGGTCTTGGCCAAAATGTAGCTGTAGGAACAAGTTGTTTATCTATTTTGACAGGAGGAGTGCTTAACACTGCTGTCGGTTTTCAAGCATTAAAAGGTGTAACATCTGGAACCAATAATGTTGGTCTTGGAAACAATGCTGGATTAGTTATTTCTACGTCATCAGAAAATATAGCTATTGGTGATGGGACTTTAACAGCATTAACAACAGGTACAGGCAATAACGTTGCAGTAGGTGGCGCTGCTGGAGGTCAAATAACTACAGGTGCTAATAATGTATTTGTTGGTATAACAGCAGGATTTAATCTAACGGGTAGTGACGGTCAAAACATTATGATTGGACAGTGCCGTGGAACAGCAGGTGATAATACCAAGATTAGAATAGGATTTTCTACTACAAATGCAGCATTAATCACTAAGACATTTATTGATGGTATTCGTGGCACAACCACAACCAATATAGATGCCCTTGCTGTCCTTATAGACTCAGCTGGTCAACTTGGAACTATTTCCTCATCTATTCGCTTTAAGGAAAATGTTCAAGACATGGCTGGAGATAGCTCTCCTATAATGGAATTACGGCCTGTTACCTTCAATTATAAAACTCATCCAGGTAAAAAATCATTTGGTCTTATTGCGGAAGAAGTTCTTCCCATTATGCCAGAGCTTGTTGCCTATAATATTGATGGTGAGGTTGAATCCGTTAAATACCATGATATTGCGGTTATGTTGCTTAATGAAGTTCAAAAGCTTAACAAGCGCATAGATGACTTGGAGAACAAGTAATGGCAGTTGGTGATACGCTTATAAACGCATCTGCTAGTTTTGCTTCAACAGGAGGATACAATACGGTTATTGGATCTGCTTCTGGCGGTAATTATGTTAATACTGAGAATAGCAATGTTCTTCTTGGTGGTGGAATCACAGGAACAGCTAACGAAAGCAATGTTCTTCGTATAGGATCTGCCACAGGAACAGGTAATGATAAGATCAATAAGGCTATCGTATGTGGTATTAATGGTATTACTGTCGTTGGCTCAGCTGTCTTTGTAACAGGGAGCGATCAGCTAGGCATTCTCCTTTCTACTCGTAGAGTAAAAGATAATATCATTGATATGGGTGATTATAGTTCTCGTATTCTTCAATTAAGACCTGTCACCTTCAAATATACTGTTGGTGAAGATCAAACAAACATCCAATCAGGCCTTATTGCTGAAGAAGTACAAGAAACGATGTCAGAGCTAGTTATTTATGATTCTGAAGGTCTCCCGCAAACGGTTAAGTATCATGAATTACCTTCTTTGCTCTTGAACGAGTTACAGAAAGCGGTCACAATAATTAATGATCTTAAGGCTCGGGTTGCAGCTTTAGAATCACGATAAAAGAATCCCATTCATCACGGGGCCTCCGGGCCCCAATATCATAGGAGAATAGTGTGTCTATTAGAGCAATGATCTCATTTGATGTCATGAAAGAAGAACGTCTTTACCATGTTCTTATACCCAATGGAGCGCCTTTTCAAGAAGCTAAAGACGTTCTCAGTGAAGTCTTAGTTGTACTTGAAGCTCAAGAAAAAGCAGATAAAGAAAAAGCAGAACAGGCGACTACTATAGAAACACCTGAAATAGTTGCCTAAAGAGAAAAGGAGAGTAGTGATGGCAAAATCTTTTGTTAAAGCAATTACAGCTGAATCTATTAATGCTGCTGGATTTGGAGGGGGATTTATTCCTATTAATGAAGATGGTCTGGAACAAGCATGTTTTTTAATAAGAATTATTAATGGATCTAATGTTGTTGTATCAATTTCTTACGATGGGATAGCTGAAAATGACGTTCTATTACCCAATGAAACATTGCAATTAGATTTTCAAACAAATTCATCTCCTAACGGATATATTGCATGGCTTAAAAAGGGAACTATCGTATATGCAGATGCTGCTATGGCTGGTGTTGGATTTGTTCTTTTAGCCGGTTATTATCAGGAGATTTAATATGTCATCAGCTTCTATTGCATTACGATTATCATGTGATACGGTTAGAACCACGGCCTTTGGTGGAATATCTCCTGTTTATGCGGGCGTAGGCATAGCATTTACAAGTCCGGTCCGTATCTTTCATCTTCAGAATTTAACAGATACTACGCTTATGTTCTCTTACGATGGTGTGAATGATCATTTTCCATTAGCAGCTCAATCATTTATTGTTCTTGATGTGACCGCTAATCAAGCACTCATGCAGGGATTTTTTATGGCACAAGGACAGCGGCTTTATGTAAGAGATATGGTTGCCCAAGGATACAATGCTCCTACGATCGATGCTGTATGGCTTACTGCATATGTTGGGAGGACGCTATGAGTTTTCAAGGTCAGAATAGATTGGGTGGTGGCGGTGGTGGTGGTGCTCTTAATACGCTTAAAGGTGATAGCGGTGGATTTGTTGGACCTGATGGCGGTGGCAATATTAATATCATTGGTGATGGTGCAACTATTGATGTTGCCGGAAATCCCGGAACCAACACACTTACTATCAGTGCAACCGGAACAGTGGCTCTGTTCTTTACTGCTGATGATACTAATGTGGCTTCTCCTATCGGAGGAAATCTAAATATCTTTGGGTCTACTAATATTAATACCGAAGCACCAGGATCAGCTGATACGATACAAGTTAATCTTAATGATTCTATTTTATTGCCAGCAACTACAGATCAAGATCATGGTGTTATAGCACTTGGTGTTGATTTAACTACCGATAGATTTATTCATAATTTTGGAACAGATTCTACTTTTATTGGTAATCAAAGTGGTAATTTTACTAATACCGGTAATCTTAATACTGGTCTAGGTAAGAATACATTAACATTGTTAACGAGTGGAATAGGTAATACTGCTATTGGAGCAGTTTCTCTATCAGCTCTTACCACCGGAAGCTTTAATAGTGCCATTGGGACTAGTTCCTTAGTTAATGTAACAACAGGTAGTAGAAATGTTTGTATAACTGGTGGCGGATTGTACACAACAGAATCAGACAATGTCTTGTTGGGAAATGGTGGAGTTGTAGCTGATGCTCATACTATACGTATAGGGAGGCAAGGAACAGGCGTCTTTCAGCAAAATGCAACTTACATTGCGGGTATTTATAACACAGCTTTTGGTGCTACAAACCAAATAGTTTCCATAGACGATCAGGGAAAACTAGGTTCATCAAAAGGCAATGACGGCCAAATTCTCATTGGATCTTCTGCGGGCTCTCCCTTATGGGCTAACATTACATCAACAGATCTTACGGTTACCGTCACTAATGGTGCTAATACCATAGACCTATCAACATCTGGTGGTGCTGCATTTACCGTTACGACAAATGATGCTACTCCAACAGCTCTTATTTCTCATACAGTTGCAGCTAATAGCGCCGTAACTATGAATGCTACCGTATCAGCAGCAAAATCAGACTTCTCTGAATCTTTATGGGGAACGGTAGTTTTTGGTGCACGACGTGTTGGTGGTGGTGCAATAGCCGTAGAATCAGCAACCACTTCGTTTAATGATGATTCAGTGGGTGCACCCATTATAACTGCAGATGTTAGTGGCAATAACCTTCGTCTTATGGTTACAGGAGTTGCAGCTTTAACATGGAATTGGAAAGCTGTAGCAACCTTTGTAACCCAAACATAGGAGTTGAATAATGGCATCTAGACAAGGTTTTTTATCTAATAACAATGATCCCTATGTATATCAAGAATCTATAACAGGAGTATCAGCTTCTTTAGGCATAGAAGACGGTAGTGCTACTTATAAGATCTCTATTTCATCTTCACCATTAGTTACCCCCTCATCAACGGCACAGATAGAGATCAATCCTACAACAAATATAATGACACTCCGTTCCAACACCGGTACCGTTCTTATAGCAACAACAGCCGTCCTGAGAATACAAGATCTTACTGCCGGTGTTATGCAAACCAATGCTACGGGAGTTGTATCAAGCTCTAATGGTACAGCAGGGCAACTTCTTATTGGAGGAGGCTCTGCTCCTGCCTGGGCTAATCTTACCTCTTCTGGTGGCTCTGTAACGATAACCAACGGTGCTAACACTATTAATCTAGAAGCTTCTGGCGTTGGTGGTCTTACACAGCTTAATGGTGATACTGGTTCAGCGTTGCCATCAGGTGGAGTTATTACCATAGCCGGAGGTAATCTACTAACGACAACAGCTTCAGGAAGCACCGTTACCGCTGATGTTACCGGTGGAACCAATGGCCAGGTCATAGTTGCATCTACGGCTGGATTGCCGTCCTTTTCTACACTTTCTAGCACCGGAGGAACGATTACCTATATCCTTGGTGCTAATACGCTTAATCTTGATGGAACTCCAGCAACAACAACCCAACTAGGCGTTGTTACATTCGCTACAAACGCTGAAACCATAGCCGGGAGTGTTACAAATAAGGCAACAACACCTGATGACATCAAAGCCAAATTAGGGACTCAAACTAATCATGGGGTTCTTGTTGGAGCAGGACAGACCGCTGCTGTTACAGCACTTGCTGTTGGAGCAACTAATACCGTATTACTAGGAAACACTGCAGCTGACCCATCTTTTGGTCCAGTACCTAATGCAGCTCTAGCTTTTAGCACTATTACGCTTAATAATGGTAACAATATTACTGTAACAGGATCACCGATATCTCTTGGGGGATCTGCTACCGTGTCGGTTACCGGAACAGTAAACCATGCGATACAAAGTGGTAATGTTTCCGGTAGCCTAACTTCATTATCAGTTGGTACAAACGGCCAAGTCCTTCTTGGAGCTACATCAGCAGATGCTGCTTTTGCCACGCTTACTTCTACGGGTGGAACCATCACGTATACTACAGGAGTTAATGCTCTTAATCTTGATGGAACTGCTGCGACAACTACGCAAGCTGGGGTACTGGCTATTGCCACAAATGCCGAAACCATAGCAGGTACTGTTACCAATAAAGCAGTAACCCCTGACGATCTTAAAGCAAAACTTGGGACTCAAACTAATCACGGCGTACTTGTTGGAGCAGGGACTTCTACTGCTGTAACGGCTCTCTCAGTAGGATCTACCAATACTGTTCTTCTTGGAAACACAGGCGCAGACCCATCATTTGGCGCAGTTCCTAATGCTGCATTGGCTAATAGCTCTATTACACTTACTGCAGGAAACAACATATCTGTTTCTGGATCACCTGTTTCTTTGGGGGGAGCAGCTACCATTTCTGTTGTAGGTGCAACTAATCATGCGGTACAGGTTGGAAATTCTTCGACATCGCTTGCTTCGCTTACTGTTGGGCTAAATGGCCAAATTCTAGTGGGAGCTACTGGTCTCAACCCAGCGTTTGCCAATCTTACTTCATCAGATGGAAGTATAACTATTACTACGGGTGCTAATACGCTTGATGTTAAAACTACTGCTGCTGCCGGGGTAAGTTCGGTTACGGGAACTACTAATCAAGTTACTGCCAGTCCTACCACAGGTGCAGTAATAGTATCAATACCTTCTACTTTTATAGCACCAGGCTCTATAGAAGCTACGACCACAGTTACAGCGACATTAGGAGACATTACTGCTACAGCAGGTAATCTTAACGTTAAAAATAGACTTAATACTGTTGATTCTGCTGAAATATCTATTTTTAAAAGTAGAAATGGTGGAACGATAGTATCGGGAGATCATTTAGGATTTATCATATGGAAGGGTAATGATGGAAGTAGTGATATTGTTACCTCAAAGATAGAATCTACAAGTTCTGGAACTGTAGCAACTAATAGAGTTGCATCAAATTTGGTTTTCTATACTCATCCTAATAGTACGACTGGATCTACAGCTCGTATGACTATTAATCCTACAGGTGAAGTAGAAATTAATACTGCTGATTCTGGAACAGAACTTACTGTTCATGGTGATTTGATAGTTGATTCACAGTCAACATTTACTGGCAATGTTCTTGCTCCTGGTATTGTTGGAGATGTTATTGCAAGCTCTGCTACAGTACTGGTTAATACTTCAACTGGTCGCCTAGGAACTGTCGTATCTTCTCAGCGCTACAAGCAAGATATAGAACCACTTATGTCATCTTCCGTTCTTTCTATGCAACCAGTAACATTCCGTTATAAACAATCCCCAGAAGAGCTGCATTATGGTCTTATTGCAGAACAAGTTGAACAAGTTATGCCAGACATGGTCATCTATAAAGATAGTCAGCCAGAAACCGTTCGCTATCATGAACTGCCAGCATTGCTTCTTGCTGAGATTAAAAAGCTACGTTATGAACTTGATATGTTGAAGGAGTCTCTCAATGGCAAATAAACAAACAGGCGGAACTCGTCTCACTGGTATTAATCCTCTTGCATACATGGGAACAGAACCAGCATCTCCTCCTCAGCTTGTTCGCTATCAACAGCAACCTACCAATAGAGACTTCGGGTTTAATCTAGGAACTATCTGGATCGTAGATGAACCATTTCAGATGTATATGCTTTCTGAAAAGCCCCAAAACGTAGCAGTATGGAGGCTTATCTATCCACAAGGTAATGCCGGAGGCATCAGTCTTATTACCACTGATAATGGTGATGTAGCCGCTGATGTTAATGGTGAGATCCAGATGAATGGTGGAGAGAATATCAACATAGCTGCTGGAACTCCTGATCAGGTTATTGTTAATCTTAACCGAACTATACAATGGCCTGCTACTAACATGGCTGCTACCGAGGGTATTATATTCCTTGATGGAGATAGATTTATTCATAACTATGGACCTAATGGAAATACTGATACTAACACATTTCTTGGGGTAAATAGTGGTAATTTTACGCTTACGGGAATTGGCAATACTGCCTGTGGAAATCAATCACTAGAATCTTTAACATCAGGTCGTGAAAATAGTGCCGTTGGTAGTTTATCTTTGAGCAATCTAACCACCGGTATCTCTAACTGTGCTTTGGGTGTAGGAGCAGGTGGTAATCTTACCAATGGTGACTCTCTAAATATATGTATTAATAATTTTGGTACTGCCGGAGATACTGGAATAACACGTATTGGAACAGAAGGTGATCAAACTGAAGCGCATATAGCAGGTATCTTTGGTGCTACTGTTGCTGGGACTGTTACTGATAAAAAAGTTCTCAATATTGATGATACAGGACAACTAGGAGAACTTGAATTCACCTCATTAGATGGTTCTATAGATATCACGCAAACAGATAATGGACACCTGGATTTTTCCGTTGTTGAAACCGGTTCTGGTGGTGCATTAACGCCTACCAATTTTGGTACTAATTTTAGTGTTCCCTTTTTAGGAATAATGGCTGGTGGAGCAGGAGGAATAGCAATACCAGTTCCTGGAAAATATTTTCTCGGTTCATTGTCTCCTATGGTAGAACAGTATGATGATGGTAATAGTTTTTTTGCTGGTGACGGAGTTGGATCTAGAGCGACATTCAGAGCTCCAGCAACGGGAAAATACTCTTTTACTATAGGTGCAGGGCTAGCCGCTGGTGGCACTAGCTTGTATGGTATACAAGTTAATGGTGTAACGGCATATGAGATTGCAATTTCTAATGGCAATGCTTTTCAAGCTACATTAAATATTCTTTTAAATATAACTAATATAGTAACTTTTTTCCTTGAAACGAATGGTGCTGCTGGAACTGTTCAGCTTTATTCAACAGGGTTTGCAATAGGAGCGGCTACTATTTTAAACTCAACCTTTATTTCAGGTTATCGAATAGCATAGAAACTCTTCATTACTCCTCTTCCACTTTTTATGCCTACCGGACCCTATTCTGGGTCCGGTTCTTTATAATATAAAAATATATAAAAAGAAAAACCGAAAAAAGTTGGAGATTTTTTAGGTTTTGCAAGATATAAAACAACCCTTCGGTGAGTTGGGTTTTGTAAAATATCAAAACTACTCTTTCCTGAGCGAGTTTTTGATATCCAGAGTTTATATACTTTTTAATGTTTTTTCTAGATAATCTAGAACCTTAGTGTCGTTCTTTATTGTTCTAATAAGTTCCCATTCTTGCATATATAATACAAAGCAGGACTATCTTCTGTTCTTGGGATTCTATAGAAGTAGCAATGAATGCATACTAAGTGTTCGGGATCATACTGAAAATGACTATCATGGGAAAGAATGCCATCACTACAGCTACAACATTCAACACTTTCCTCTTTTTCTTCATCGTGAATACTTTCTTGTATAGCACAATTCATACTTACAAATCCTGAAAATGCTACGATTAAAGCAAGTGTTTTCATAAAGCCCCCTTGTGGTAACTACCATGATAGTTTTTGATACATTCATCAAGGAATTCTTGATTGTAAAGCTTTTCAGAAAAAGCCCTATAGAGAAAATCCCCGACGGGTATCCATTGGGGATTAGTTTCATCATCATTAAGCTGAATATATTCATGTACTACGTCACACTCCCCCTTTACTCTACATATTGTCCTATAAGGGGCACTATCGTATCGTGTTGGGCGGAATATTCGTTCCATTAAATATCTCCAGCTGATTATCTCGTTCAGGTTTTTTATTATGCTCTTTACAAACATACACCTTTTTCTTATTGCGATATACAAGTATGTCTGCAGTTTTGTAACAACCTTTTGATCCACACAGAAGAGATGCAATTAAGGGAATCACTTTGCTCCACTCCTCAAAAGCTTAATGCTTCGTATCTTATTGATAGCAGTCATATATTTAGCTTTAGGCATATCAGCAAGTCCCTGCAGCTTCCATTGATCAAGGATCATCTTGGCTAGATCTTCATACTCTGCCAGCTCATATTCAAGCTCTTCTAATTGTTCCTTAGTTATCGTGTCACGAGATAAATTCTCGTGAGTGTGGTTTATTGCGGTCCCCGTTTCGGTCTTATTTCTAATAGGTTGCATAGCCATATAACCGTTATCATCAGCAGAATCGTTAGTTATACTTATTCCTAACAGACTTTGCAAAGCAAGGCTTTTTTGCATATTAAGCTCACTTGCATAAACCGATACTCCATCTTTTACAGGAAGTATTCTACTCCTACTTTCCATCCACTGACCACTCGTATGACTAAGAATGGAATGAAGCATAGTAAGACCACCATCATGGATCCTTTGTTGTTGTACTACTGCTAGACCATGCCTAGAAAGTATAGGACGTATAACAGACATTATGGCATTAAAATCAGCATACTCTTCCTGAAAGTAAGCATCTTTTCTATTGAACCTAATCTGAGGATACTCACCCTGTGCCTTAGCTAAGCTTGTTATGAGCTCATTGGTATTCTCTGAACTATATTGATCTCTCGGACTAAGCTCAGCTAATTTGGATGCTTTTTTGAGTATGAGCGCCTCGAGTTTATCGAGATATTGTAATTGTTCATCGAAGTTCATTCCGGTCACCCTCTAATTTTTTAACTCTTTCATTGAGATTAACTATTTCAATTTTAATTATAAATTCTTCATCCTCATAGTTTTTTTTATTTATTAGGATTGCTAGAATAGCCAGAATAATACATATTGTATTTGTAATAGTACAAAAAATTATAATGTTATTTATTAAGTTCATCGAAGTTCATTCCGGTCATCCTTTAATTTCTTGAGCATTTCATGAAGTTTAAGCACGTTATCATTAAATTTAATCATATCACGCTCCATCATACACATTGCATGCCGCATTGTGTTGACGTTTTGTTGTGATAGTATGATTAAAAATGCTAAAGAAACAAAGCCAAGCCCTGTAATAATATAAACAATTGTACACATATCCATATACTACCTTCTTCTTGTTAAATAACCTGCCGCAAACCCTAAAATACCTAGAATGATAGAAAATATTTGATAATCCATTAGTTATCCACTAAAAAATCAACTGTGCAAAACAACATTATTGCCCATGTGGTAAAAATAAAATTTATATTACTGAATCCAAAAAGATCGTTAGTTATTGAAAGCGTTGCGAGAAATGAAAGTAAAAAAACAGTACGTCCTCTATCAGATTTTTTTAATATTATAAAAACTAAACCCATTCCTATAATTGCAAGTAAGCGTATTATATCAATCATTATCTATCCACATCTGTTGGGTCATCTGCCTGGCCTATTCCTAAAATAGCCAATAATGCATATCTACGCATATAGGTAATAGAACTTCCAAACTGTTGGTTAGAGCTCTGAGATCCTACTTTATCCATCTTCAATAAAGTAACAGACTCATACCACTCCCCACTCTTATGGCAAAGCCTTGTTATCAATATATCTTCACCATATTCATTGTAAGAGAGTATCTGTTTAACAGAGAGATCAAACTTGGCCAATAAAGGGTTTATATATTCACAGCAGTGTTCTACCTTGGCATAGTTATTTCTATTCGCCGTAGCTGATCGTGCAACATTTTTTAATTCACTTAAAGCGAGTGCATGAGCAGTATCTATCTGAGCAGTATCGCTGGATGCATGAGGGCTTACAAAATACCTCCTCTCTTGGGGGGGATTAAGATGTTGTCTTAAATCCAAAAAAGCCTGTCCCATCTTATCAAGTCGTTCATTAATTTTAGCGAGCATCTCTATTTCCATCGAGCTCCTCCTTTTCTATTTCTGCTTCCAAGAAAGCTATTCTATCTTCAAGTTCTGCACGATAATCTTCACTGCTTACAAAGCCAGATGATTCTCTTTTGGATCGTTCTAGAGAGTTCTTAACCCTCTCCAACGCCTTTTCTAAAGCATCAAGGTTAGAGTTATAGTTCATCTTCATCCTCCTTACTTTCTATATAGTCTCTGATCTTTCTCATTACACTCATACTAACCGGAGGAGTTGCAGGATCCATGATCTTTTTATAAGTAACATAATTTATACCTATTTCTAGCGCTTGCTCCATGGGACCCAGAAGCTCATCCCTCTTAATTTCTTCAAGCCTATTAAGCCATTCTTCTCTTGTTCGTAACATATAAACCCTTCGAGTAATTCTTTTAATATACTACTATTATACTACTATAATGGTATTAGTATAGTGTTGACATACTAATATTTATGTAATATTCTTGTGATATGTAAGTAATATTTATAACTCATTACGCCGGGGGCTAACACATGAATAAGTACATAATTTTATTATCAGTTTTTATGGCAACATCAGCATCATGTATTACGGTAGACATAGATCTTGATAGCGTTACGCCACAAGACATTACGCAAGCTATTAGTACGCTTAATTATATTCGTGAAGAAAATAGAATTGCAGCTGACAAGCTCCAGGATCTTTTCTCACAAACAGAAGATGCATTAGAGTTATCAAGTATTAGTAAACTTGTTGATGTTTTACTTCAGTCATGTATTTATCTAGCAGAGAGAGTTAAATATTTTGAAGAAAACTTTAAGAACCATGTTTCTAAACAAGTTGATAGTAAAGAATAAGTCTATCAATGCTTGTTTTACGGTCTCAGGCTATACAATACGATCTAATCATTGATAGACTTATCGCAGAATTATATCAGTTTCATTATTATTTACAATAAAGCATCCTCTTGGGAGACTTTAACGAAGGATCAGTATGTACAGCAAAGGTATCATCATGGGCTTTTTGGTTAAAGACCCAGAATCAAGAACGATCAATGATAAAATGGTATGCACCTTTACGGTCGCAGCCAATAACTCAAAAACAGATGTGTGCTTTATGACCGTAGAGGTATGGGATAAGCGCGCTGAGTTTGTCATGAAATACTTCACCAAGGGTAAGCCTATCATAGCTGAAGGCACCATCAAGCAAAATGTCTGGGAGAAGGACGGTAAGAAGTTCAGTAAGCACTTCATACTAGCCGATAAGATTGCGTTCGTTGGTGGTCAAGATAGAAGCCAAGAGAATGAATCTACGCTAGATGCACAATCCACTTCAGCACCGATGCTTAGTGAATCTAAGCGTGCTTCTAGTTCTACTGATGCGATCAATAAGATGTTTGAAGATAACTTACCATTTTAAGGATACCCATGAAATGGATTAGCTTTAAAGATAAGCTACCTCCTAGTCTTAATGATTTTTTACTATGGGATTGCGATATAAAGCATGGTCAAATGATTGAATTGGCATGGATGGATAAGGAACAAGAAGTAATACATCGTTGTTGTTCTCTGATGTCTATTCGGAAGTTAATTTATGTATCAGAGGTTCTTAAAAAAGATTTTTATTGGATGACTGCTCCTAGAGGACCTAAATAAATAGAGAAAATAATGAAATTAAATCAGAGAAAATAGCTATAGATATTTCTAAGGAATTAATCCCAGAATCTATTTTACAATAATAAAAAAGCCCCAGAAGAATTAACTTCTGGGGCTTTTAAAGATCTAGAGTAAAGTAATCTAGAAAATTGATATAATTTTTTCTTACAGTTTTTCCTTCATTTCTTAATCAGCTTTCAAGTAAAATTCCCCTTTAGAAGAATTTTACTTGTCATCTCTGATAGATTATCATACTCTTTGTCTTTAACTTTTTTATCAATTTAACCTTATTTAGTGTGAATGCTTCCCGGCCCGATCACTAAATAAAATAGGAGCCAACCATGAATCTAAGTCTTCTTCAAAACCCAAAAAAACGGAGGTTTTTCAATTGAAGACGAATTCTAACGCATCTAAGCGTATTAATCAAGCATTTTCTACTGATTATCTTCTTGAAAGAGACCGTCTTAATAAAGAGCGCTACAGACAAGCAAAGTTTGAACAAGCGATAGCACCAAAGAGAAATAGAACACTTGCTGAATCGCTTGATAGTAAGTATCAGAAACTTGCGCCTATGGCTAAAATGATTCTTAATGAACTTGATTCACGCAATCTTAAATGGTCTGTTAATCCATTTAATCAACAATGGCTCGCTAATAGCTGTAAGTGTAGCTTGCGATGGGTTCGTCATTGCATTGCACTTCTTGCAGAACAAGGATTTATAGCTATTGTTCGTATCAATAGAGGTAAGCCATACAAGACGCTTGATGGATGGTTTAAGTATCCTAATATTTATATCGTTTCACCATTCATACGATGGGCTAACTCAGCCAAGTTGTATGCTTTGATTGCCGCTAAGGCAGAGAAGATCCAAGCACAGTTCCTATACTATAAGCGTAGCTTAATTACTTATTATAAATGTAGAAGTACATTAGGTATAAAAACACCATTCAGCGAAGTAAATATAGATGCGATATTAAAAAAAATGAGTTCAAAACAATTTTCAACTGCATGAAGGACATAAAATGACAACGTTGCGAGAAAAACACCTTCGCTGGATGACGCCAACAATAATCAGAATCGCTAGAAAGTTTCATTTAACAATGGCTGGATCTATCGAATTAACTCAATTCTCAGAAGAGGCACTTAGTTATGCAATGAAATCGATGAAGATGCTACCCAAGGACAAAAGGCTCCAATTATATGATCCGTTTATTTATTTCCTTGGCATATGCCATAAAGTATGCAAAAAAGATAATATCTATAGGAATATTTCATTTACCAAATCTCTTAAATTAGAATTCGGAATTAAACCAGATATGGAACTGGTGGTTATGACCCCAGAAGAACGCTTCCCCTTCGAAGAAGATGAAGAGAAAAAACTTAAAAAAACCCAAAAAAGGGATAATGCAATTTGGTCTTCTTCGCTTAATGCCCAGTTATCATACCGCAAACCTTCGGGGGAACGCCCCTCGGTTGCTGCACCTTCGGTGGTTAAAAACTTATTCGCAGAGCTTTACAACACGGTATTCGGAAAGAAAACAACATGATAACCCTATTACTTTTATCATCCGCTTTGATCTTGGATATCCCAGAAGATATTACCCAAAAAGGGAGAATGGACGTGACTGTAACTACTACAAAGCCTATCAATGTCGATAGAACTAAATTCTATACCAAAGAATTTAACTGTCCCTGTAATTACCGTAGAAAATTGGATAAGGATTATATATGCTGGGGAGTCAGATGCCCCATGCAAGGAATTCACAATCTCGTGGAAGAAGAGCCTCTAGAGTTCAACGACGATGTGCCTTACAAGTATCTATAGACATGTCAAAAATGACCTACAACGATTAAAAAGGAGTTGAGGAGTATGGAGACACCAGGAGATCAAAAAAAGACTCGCGTAGCCCGTTATTTGATTAAGGGGGAGCCCATAGCGTTGGCCCGCGCCCGATTTGGTGGTGGCCGCGTCTATGATTCTCAAAAAAACCTTAAAGTTGTGACGTCGATTACTTTACAGAGTCAGCATGATTTGGATCCATTCTTTGAGGGTCCCATAAGTCTCAATCTTTCTTTTTATTTACCGATCGTATCAGCTAAAAAGATTCGTCTTAACGCTCGTCCACATACTCAAGCACCAGACTTAGATAATCTTATTAAATACATAGCAGATGTTGCATCAGGCATAATCTACAAAGACGATCGGATAATAGCATGCATCGTGGCACGTAAGTATTATTCAACTAACCCAAGAACTGAAATCATAGTAAGCGAGATAATAGAGGATTCATGGTGAAGATAACTTTATGTACCGATTGTTTCAAAGAGCTTAATGTTATCAAATTCGCCAATGAATGGATCTGTGAATGTTCTCCAGAATGCTCACAGAAAAATCTCTATGAAATACAAATAATACAGCAAGAAAGGAGAGCGATTGAAGAAAATAATTAATAATAGCACACGAGTAAAGACTGTCCAGAAACCTAGCCTGGCCTTAGGGCATTCAAATGGTGATTCAGACGAGGGATTGGACATGGTTGGTTTCAAGCTTACCAGCCTGGGAGAGAGGGCGATCCTTGAGCTGGGACGTAAGATGGTAGTATGGGCAAGAGAGGATCAAAATGCGCTTAAAATCTCTCTTTACTTTCATGATCTTGGTATTAGCATGCGTACTGCTAATCGCTGGTGTAAGCGTTTCCCTCTTTTTGGTGAATGGTTTGAAACAGCTCTGAATATCATTGGGGATCGCCGAGAGATCTTAGGGCTTAAGCGCGAGATCGATGGGCACATGGTTATGCGTTATGCCCACCTTTATGATCCTGAGTACAAAAAGGGTCTTGCATGGATGGAGTCTATCAAGAACAACGACTCTGATAATAAACATCAGATAGTAATTATAGATCGTTACCCATCGAGTGATCTGGTTCCAGAAAAAAAGGATTAACGTAGAAGGGGAGAAAGATGAGTGATGTAAAAAAAGTTGAATGCTATTGTGATAAATGTATATCCCTTCTGGGAGATGAAACTAATCAATCAATCGATCGGTTGATTTTCTTGCTGCAGCTTACGATACTTTTTACGATTATTAGTGATGTTGTCATGGTTTTTTCTATTGTTGCTTTGTGTTTAGGATGGGCATGAAGATCGAAGAAAAGATCCATCTAAACAAATTTCAACCAAGACCGTACCAGCTTCCAATCTGTGATGCGCTTGAAAACAAGGGCTATAAGAAGATTATCTGCGTGATGCCAAGACGTGCCGGTAAGGATGTTCTTTGTTGGAATCTTATGATTCGTGCTGCCCTTAAAACAGTAGGCGTATACTTCTATTTTTTCCCAACATATTCTCAAGCAAAGAAAGTAATTTTTGACAGTTTGACAAACGATGGTATGCGATTCCTTGATTACATTCCACCATCGCTTATAGAAAGTACTAACAGCCAAGAAATGAAGATCCGGTTGACCAATGGTTCACTAATACAGTTAATTGGGTCTGATAATATTGACTCTATCGTGGGCACTAACCCGAGGGGCTGTGTTTATAGTGAAAGCAGTCTGCAGGATCCCCGGGCTTATCAGTTCATACGCCCTATTCTTGCTGCCAACAATGGCTGGGTTGTTTTTATATCCACGCCACGTGGCAAGAACTGGTTTTATGAGCTATTCCAGATCGCATCGCATACCCCTTCTTGGTTTGCCTATAAGCTCACGCTTGATGATACACAACACATCCCTTTGCAGGAGATAGAGCGAGAACGCGCTGAAGGCATTATGTCTGAGGATCTTATACAACAAGAATACTATACATCCTGGGACATGGGCGTTGAAGGCAGTTACTATTCTCGCTATATGGATCGTATGCGCTTGCAGGGCCGAATAGGAGATGTGCCATGGGTGAGTGAGTGCAAAGTTCATACGGCATGGGACCTAGGAATGGCAGACTTATCGATAATTATCTTCTTTCAAACTATTGGCCAGACGGTGAGAATCATAGACTACTACGAAAACTCAGGGCTTGGATTGGATCATTACATTAAAGTGTTACAACAGAAGCCTTATGTTTATGGCAAGCATATCGCGCCACACGACATTAAAGTACGCGAACTTGGTACTGGCATGTCTAGACTAGAAAAAGCCCGGCAAATGGGATTGTCGTTTACGGTAGCCCCTGACTTATCCATAGAAGATGGTATAGAATCAGTTCGTGCCACTACTTCTAAGATATGGATAGATTCTGTTAAATGTGTAACATTAATCAAGGCTTTAGAGAATTATAGGCACGAATACGACAATAAGAAAAAAGCATATAAGGGTGTTCCGCTTCACGATTGGTCTTCTCACGCGAGTGATGCAATGAGATATCTCTGTATTAGCTTACCAAAGACACGAGATGGCGCTAGCCCTGAGGATATAGAGAGAAACTACAGGGAAGCGATGGGCGGATCCCAAAGTCATTTACCGGCTGTTTTTAGGGATGACTTGCCAAATTATTAGGAATGTATGGGATATAGAATAAAGATATTTGATGGAGATATTCTGTCTTCTCTTGAATTCAAAGTTAGTACATGGCTTAAGGAAAATGATATTGATGCTATAAATATTAGCATAGCTACTGAGACATGGGCTGGAAGAGTTCTACATCAAACTAGATATATTATTTTAGTTCACTACTAGGGGTCTTGATGGATAAAACGCTCGATGATCGAATAGGCGATCTACGTACATATTTTAATGATCTTACGGATTCTGAACTCAGAGGTCGTATTTTAGCGAATTTAGAAATTATTCAATATATAGTGGGTGATAAGGACAAAGAATTGGTTATAAAGATGATAGAAAAATATCGCCAGGATTGTGATGTTTAACATATTCTTGATTTCTTGTTGATGCTTGTCTTAGAATAAGTTCAGCGATTATATCTTTCTAAACCTCTTGTATATGAGGTACCCATGAAGAAAGTTTTCATATCGTTGTTCTTAATGCTATCACCATTATCACCTGTGCTACCTTGTGGCCAAGGCTTTGTTATAAAAAAAGTATCATGCATCTTAAACAATATCATACGAAGGATAGAAAAAGATCGCTTTGATTTTTCAGAACAAGAAGTTAGAAATGCTATAGATCTTTTTCATTATGAATATAAAGCTGCATGTCTTAGATGTCGTGAGGATGCAGAGTTACGCTATTTACACCTTATACATATTCTTAGTGTACATATCAAAAACTATAAAAATCTATAATTAATACCCTGTAATTTCATTACTGGATTTAGAAATTACAGGGTATTTTCATTCTTTGGTCTTTTGGTTTTTAGGAGATATCTCTAATTCAATTGATGGCATAGGATCACCAAATCCTGAATAACCCATTCTTCCATGAGGATGATTATTGCATTTACATGGCCATTTATGGCATATTTTAATACGTTCTGGAAGATCTATTTTTGCCCAATAAGTCATAGTTTTAATGAGTTCATCTTTATCTATTGTTGGATTTAATAGGTTATGAAGAAGATAAAATCGTTCATGATCAACATAAGAAAGATAAACCTCATCACCATCTGTTAGAAGGATTCTATCGTTATCTCCATAAAGAAAAAGTGGGTTGTCGTTAGGATCAGAAATCTTTTTCCATTTCATTTTAATTCTTACTTTCTTTTTCAGAAAGAAGCACTAATGCTTCAGCCAATAACGTACTTCTGTTAGTCTTTTTTCCATCTATGATTCTCAATGCATACAGATGATCTATCAGCTGTATGGTCTCTTCACTCAAATAAAATGTAACTCTTTTCATATATCACCATTATTAATCTTAGACTTTTTAATAAAGTTTTGATACAGTTCCTCAATCATGAAAGGAAAGGAGTATTCTATGTAGTAAAAGCACATCCACACTTTATGCAGCACCTGCTGCACAATTATCGTATATTTATCGTTCAATATTATAGGAAAATATAATGAGAAAACTATTATTGCTTTCAGCAATGCTAATTTCACAATCTGTATTAAATTGTACTGGTCCCAATGACCAAGATCAAGTTTTCATTCATCTTCCATCGCATCTTGAAGGAGCAGCGATTATTCAAGGTACTGATAGATGCTTTCGTCTTGTTCATGAAGAAGAGACTATTGAGATACGTAATTGCTTTGTAGATACCCTCATAAGGAACTGCACACAAAAGTATCTTATTTCGTTTCTTGCTAGTGGTGGATATCTCGTCGTTAAACAATTTAATGATGGAGATATCTATATTAAAGCTAAGATGCGTCTTCTTGGTGGCGGTATGGGTTTTTGGGGACTTGTATGGGCTATAGCGACTAATCAAGCTCCCCCAGCAGTGATTTTTTCTGATGAGCTTCACCATAATGACCATAAGCGTCACAATGTTAGGATGAAAAAAATCTTAAAAAAAAGAGGAATAATTATTGATGCGGATACATTTACTCCTAGGCCGGTAGTACCTGTTGAAAAAGAAGTATTAATTCTTGAGACTAAATGTGTTGTTGGTCCTGGCATACCCATTGGCCCATGTCCTATACCATTTCCTGGAACGAGAGTTCCTTATCAAAAAGCCCCAAAAGAGGTAGTTAGGCAACCAATTCCAATAATAATTGGTCCCACTATTATTGTTTAAACAAATAACCCGGAAAGATCCGGGTTTTATTTTTTATTTTTTTTGAAATAATCTATAACGCATTGCGGTGGGCAAAGATCAGCTACTCCAAATCCAGTTATCAACCAGAAAAATCCTGCACAAAGTTCAAAAATCATTTCTTTTCGCATGTTTTATCCTTTAGTATTGCTGTATTTAACTGCATAGTAACATAAATAAGGCCTGATAAACATACTCTCTCTTTTCTCCTTTTTTCACAGGGCCCCCTTCTTTGGGGGCTTCTATTTTATCAAAAATCATCTACGCTTATTCTTGCGTCTTTGTCTCGTCAGAGTCACAAACCTCGTTAAGCGGTAAAATGCTTCTCGGGGTTTTTTTAAAATCTATCAAGGGGCACCATGAGATCAAAATTGGTATGCGATGAAATGCTGAAAGTTATAAAAATTAGACAGGTTGCTTTAAAATATTTCTTGGAGAATTATCCGGAAGATATTCAAACAAAGGCGCTTGCTTCTGGATTCTCTTATCCGTCTCCTTGTTGTTCTGATTCTGAAAAAAAATATGATGGTTATCAACTCTTATGTGAAAAACACTGGGATGATCCAGAATGGATCCAATTTATTAATTTATATCATAAAGAGTTTCCTGTAATATAAAATTTGCATGTATTCGATCTCCATTATATCCTTCCCCCGAAGTATGAGATATCATTAAAAAGGAGATCCAATACATGCTTTTCCCGCAACTTGGAACCGAATATTACGATGAAAAAGATAAAGGCATCATAGATAGAATGACTGCTTTTTATTCAGAATCGATTACGATTAATCAGGCTTTTTGGGGAGAGGCTGATACAGATACTCGATTTTATAATGGAGATCAAACTTTATGGAATGATCTCTATGGTAACCTACCTGCCAATAGACGTAGACAATTCTCTTTCAATAGAATTCGACGTGTCATTAATATGATTTCTGGTCATCAAAGACGTAATCGCAAATCAACTATTGTCACACCTGTTGAAAATGCTGATTCTGATACAGCCGATCAATTTAGTAAGATTATGCTGTGGGCTAATCAGCAAGATGGAATACTTGAAACGATCTCTGAATCGTTTGAGGGCGCTCTTGTTACCGGTATGAATCTTCTTCACGTCTGGATGGATTACCGCGAAGACCCAGTATCAGGCAACATTAAAGTAAGCAATTGTTCTTATAACTCATTTCTTATAGATCCGTACTTTCGTCGCCCAGACTTATCTGATTGTAACGCTTTATGGAAGAGATCGTTTCTTACTAAACGTGAATGCATATCATTGCTTCCTGATAAGGGTGAAATAATCCTTGGTCTTATGGGGCAAGATAATAGAGATGGTAAGTTTCAATATATGCCAGAATCTTATAACTACGGACTCAAGAATCTATTAACTTATGATGAATATTACTACCGTGACTATCGCACGCAAAAGATGTTAGTAGATACGCAGACCGGTGAGACATTGGAGTGGCGTATTGATAATGATGAAGGACTCCGAGCATTTTTGGCGGCGTATCCTACGATTACTGTTATAGATCAAGAAATACCAACAGTTAAGCTTGCTATCGTTGTACAAGGAAAGGTAATGTTTGATTCCTTCCAGAGCACCGGAAGTGACCTTTATCCGTTCATCCCTGTTTTTGCGTACTATTCGCCCCAGTCACCATATTTTCCAAACAGAATTCAGGGAGTTGCGCGAGGCTTACGTGATGCCCAATACCTATATAACCGTCGCAAGGTTATCGAACTTGACATCCTCGAGTCCCAAATAAATTCCGGATGGAAATATAAAGAAAACGCCTTAATAAATCCTAAAGACATATTTCTTTCTGGTCAGGGACGTGGGCTTGCTCTTAAAGAAGAGGCTCAAATGACCGATGTTGAACAAATTATTGCCCCAGCTATACCGGCTTCTATGATTCAGCTTTCTGAGATCCTTGGCAAGGAGATCTCCGAGATCTCAGGAGTTAACGAAGAGCTCCTCGGTTCTGCTATGGACGATAAAGCCGGTGTTCTTTCGATGCTTCGTCAAGGAGCTGGCCTTACGACGCTTCAGAATCTTTTTGATCAACTTGATCAATCACAGAAGCTTTTAGGAAAGCTAATAATCAACCTCGTTCAAGCTAACTTTATGCCCGGTAAAGTTAAACGCATCATTGAACAAGAGCCATCACCTCAGTTCTATAATAAGGCTTTTGGGAAATATGACGCTGTTGTTGAAGAAGGATTCAATACTTCTACACAACGACAGATGCAATTCGCGCAGCTTCTTCAGTTACGTGAAGTTGGCGTTCAAATACCTGACGATGTTCTTGTTGAAGCTTGTACCCTTCAGGAGAAGAAGAAACTTGTTGAAGCCATACAACAACAACAACAAGCAGCACAACAGATGCAACAAACACAGATGCAAGCTCAGATGCAAGAACAACAAGCTAGAACTGAATTGGCTCAAGCTCGTGCAGTTGCTGATCAAGGTCTTGGCATGGAACGTGTTTCACGCATAGAAGAGAATCGTGCACTTGCCGAAGAAAGACGTGCCGAGGCGCATAAAGATGAAGAGATCGGGATGCTTAATCTTGTTAGAGCTCTTAAAGAAATTGATGGTATTGATATAGAACATATAGAAAAACTTATGGCTTTATCTCAGATGGTTAAAACACAATCTGAGGCTATGAAGCCACAACAAAACTCTAGCATGTCCCCCGTCGCACAGGGCTATGGCGGGACAGGTAGTTAGAGGTTTTATATAACCTTGCAGCCTTACTTGGCTAAAGTTTCGTAGGGGACTGCAGTAACTATGAGGAGCCACAATGGCTAAGAGACATCACATGGGACAGTCAGAACACCGACATCACAGAATACATGATGGTCATTATGAAGGACATGATCCACGAAGACGTCAGGAGTTAGAAGATGCTGGTATGATTCAAGAAGATCATTCAGCTATGGCTAACATGCCTCAGAATGTAATTATGCGTCCTTATCCACAGGATAGAGACTATACTCCTGAAGGTCTTGATGACACTATCTCTGGGATTGATCGTCAAAAAGGCATGGATCATGGTGAAATGATGAAGCACCTTAAGCCCAAAAAGGTTTAACATGCCAGGAATGATACGACCAGAAGGAAAAGCTAAGAAGATCGCGTATAGCATTTTAGGGGTCCCAGCTAATATGCGGGATAAGAAAAACTCTAGGCAAACACGTGAAGATAAAGAGCTCGTCTTTCAGGAAACTGTAAGAGTACGATAAGTAAAATGTTCACATTTGGGTGGGCCCATAGGGGCCTGCTACATTATTAGGAGATAGTGATGCCACTTAAAGGAACGCCGAAACAAAAGGTTAAGGCTGAG